CGACCTGAAGCCCAGTATCCAAAAAAAAGCGAACAACCTAGCAAAAAAGCCAAAAAATTTACAAAAAATAATTAAAAAAAAATGCTGGAAAATATACAAAAACGAACAATTATTTCTTGCATTCATTACCTATAAATGCGATACTCTATATACATTTTAAAACAATATAAGGAAAATAAAACAATGGATATTACTACACACAATAGATTATTAAATGTTACTAGTTTACGTTTAGCAATGGGATTAGAAATTGAATGCCTTGGCTATGATCGTAATGAAATGTTTAATGAATTAAATGCTCATGATAAATATAGCTTTTTAGCTCCTAAAGTAGATACTGAGTATTTAGGAGATAAAGGTTGCGAGATTAAACTACCGCCTTTAGAAATTGGTTCACATTATACTAACGAATTTTTAACTGATTTTTATTATTATTTAGATAATACTTTAGGTTGTAAGGTTAAACAATCATGCGGACATCATGTTCATATTGGTATGAGACCAATAAATATTTCTGCACTAGATTTTTTTGATAAATCAATTGCAACCTTTAAAAGACAACGAGGATATTATTTTCAATGTAATACTGAAATGTTAAATTTTGAGGTAATCAAAGACTTTGTTTATAGGTACTGTAAGCACCAAAATAAAATTTCAAGTATGTTGCCTAAATCTAGACGTATGAATAGAATGTGCATGCCTTTAAGTTATAACTATTTAGATTTTATTAAGAATAGTTCTAATGTTGATGAATTACAAAAAGCTATTTATTGTGATGAGCCTGTTAATGATAGGAATGCAAATAACTATCAAACAAAGTTTTATGCGGTTAATTTTTGGAAAACATACGCACCTAAAAACACTATTGAGATTAGGCAACATAGCGGGACATTAAACTTTAATAAGATTAATAATTTTGCTCACTTAATGCTAGGTATGTTTAACCATAGCTATCAAAATAGAGTTAAGTTAACTAATAGCGGTGATGTTGAAGAGTTTACAATGTCAAATATCTTTAGACCTCGCACAAAGTTATTTAAGTTTTATGAACTAGCATCTAGACCGCAAGGGGCAACAGTTCAAGAAATTATGTTAGAGTGTAATATTAATAATAGAGTTTCAGTAGCTAGAACAGTAAACACTATTAAGAAAAAATATAGAACTCAAAAAGCGGTTAAGTGTTTAACTCAACATTCATATGGTTATGACAATGGATCTAGCCAAGGGCAACATGATTTATGCGGTTATAAAATTAATGATAATGATTTTTGGGGACTAGCTAAATACTCAAACATTTGGGCTATTCAATATGGAACATCTAATCCAAGCGACACTGTAGAATACAGAGATGAAACTTCACACTCTACTTGGGAAGATGCAAACCTAGGTGATTTTCAAGATTTCATCAATAAATGGGACGCAGCTCATTTAGCTCAATTACAAGCTGATTGGGATGCAGACACTATAGAAGGTGAAAGCGAAGCTGATAAAATTTCTAGATTAGGTGCAAGACCTACGTCATACACTTCGTAAAGTCATCCAAGAAGTTAAAATATATTTTTCACCTGATAATGGTGGATTACCTCTGTGAACATAAGGAAAGCCCGCAGGCCAAATTACTATTCTTCCTTTTTTAGGTTTAACTCTTTTAGAAAAATGTAAAAATTCTGTTTCACCACCTTCCTCAACATCATTTAAATATACAGTATATACAAAAGCTCTTGGTTCATTTTCAAATCCTTTACAATGCTCAATATGCCAAACATGATATCCCTCTGTAGGTAAAGTTTTTTGTATTTTTAATTGAGTAAAATGAAACTCGTTGTCACCACCATAAGCAACATCTCCACCAGTTTCTTTTAAATAATTATTAAAAGCCATATTGTAATTAACTATTAACGTCTTAAGTTTATTGTGCCAAATATTTAAATTTGCTGATCTTGCAAAAAACTGAGTATCTTTTTTTTCAAGAATATTAGAATTTTCAAAGTCTTTTCTATTCAGAGTTCTTTTCATCTTGTTTTCATTTTCAAATAATTGTATAGCTTTATTACATTCTTCTTCGGTAATGTAATTATCATACACACCTATAAAGTTAGTTATATTACCTGTTTTATCTTTTTCTACAATTTTTCCCATTTGTTATTATACTGAAATGTTTTTTCTGTGTCATAGCCAAAATTAAATATTAAACTATATCT